CGTATCGGTCAGCCACCATCGTTTCGTAAGCCACCTGCTGCTCCGGCGTGAAATCAACGGAGTAGTCCCAGTCGAATCGGAATCCCTTGAGTGGGAATCCATGCGCCACCATGCGTGGCAAGAGCTGATTGTTGATGACATCCCTGAGCATGTCGGCATCCTCTTCCACAAGGTTCTGGAACACCTGCAGGTGGGTCTGGCTCTGCGAGAGGCTGCTTCCGTCCTCGATGGTCATCGTCTGCCCGATGATGAGCTTGGACAGTTCTGAGTTTGCACGGTCTATGCGCTGGTTATAGACATTGTAGGCATCTTCCCGCGTGGATTCAATGAACTCCAGTTCCGTGTCGAGTGGCATGACGGCAGTCTGCGAGGCGCCAGCCTCGACGAGCATACGGTTAAGCCGTTCTATCTCCTTACTGTCCCGTGAGGCAGTCTTGGCAATACGCATGGGCATTCCGAAAATTTCGCCGAAGGTGTCCCAGAAAGCAAGCATGTTCTTCTTTGGGATAGTATGCTGCGCAGCCTTGAGAAACAGTCCGAGGTTGTCCGGCTGTCCTGCCTCTATGAGCCAGTCGGAGAACGGCGGCTTGCGGTAATCTATTCCTGTGTCCCAGCTTTGCCCAAGATTGCTGACGAAACGTCCATATTCAGGAATGACATGCTTGCGCGGTATGAGGCGAACGCCGCTGTAGCAGGCGCACCCGTCGCCGTCCTGCACTATGTCTCCCAGTTCAATGAGTGAGTGCCCCCAATATACGGAATCAAGTGCAAGACGGCACAGCTGCTTGAACCACGACTGGTCGAAGTAATGCAGTGCCTCGTCGCTCTCGTTCCCGGCTGCGTCCACAAGTTTGAACGACTTGGCCATGACGAAGCCTTCACGCTGGCGGACACAGCCAGAAAGGTGGCCGTCAGCGTCAGAGTCGCGATAGATGTCGTAGAGCCTCTGACGGTTCGGCTCATCAACGTTGATGGCGAGCTGCCACGCCCTGCGCCAGTCCGCGATGTCCTTACGGGTGAGTGCGTCGGTGGTTCGTTGCAGTGCCATGACCACATGCTTCACACGCTTGCGGTCATCCTCCTTGGCAAGGTTGAAACTGCCATAGGGAGTGTGAAGGACGTTCGTGTCTGAACGCCCTGTCAGTCCGCTGAAAAATCTTTTTATATCCATTACCAGTTATGTCTTAATGGTTTCTGTGAATGAAAAACAACACCTATTCCAGAGGGCTCCCCAGTTGTATCCACGGCAACAGGTAAGTCCGGGATAATTTTTCCAGCCTGCACTCCCTCCAGCCATTTCACAGCACGTTCATAGCGCTCCTTCCGTATCTCGCTGCCCATCTTTTGTGGCATAGACGATACCATGTGATAGAGGGCTATGTCGCAAGTGTACATCACAATGAGCTTGTTGCGTTCGTCACCTTCTGCATCGAATACCGCTTTGCAGTCGTAAACCGGCCGTAGGTAGCTTGAAATTTCCTCCTGTGCTTCACTCTCCGCATTGGCACGGTTCTTGGCAGAGGTCTGCGATACTGTTTTCAGGGCTGCCTCGCCGATAACCACCCTGTAGTCTTCGTCAGTGATAAACATAGGAACCCCCTTTTTATGTGGTTACATACAATGCTATCCTTTCAATATCCGCTACCTTGACACCCTTACGGAAACGGTGGGTGTGCACGAGGTGCCGTATGTTCTGCTTGGGCACGACCTTGAGTCTGCCACCCATATTAAGCACATAATACTTCATTCCGAACAAAGCCGACAGTTTGTTGGCTTTGCGGACTGCACGCTTGTATTTCCAAGCAAAAATGATGTCTTTTATCAGTTTTGTCATACTACCATGAATTTTTGGCGGTCGGTCTTTTGCCGAACACCGGTTGAAAACTTTCCTGCCTCGCATTGCGCTGCAGCATGTATATCGCTCCCTCGTCAGCGTCAGGCGCATCGTCGTGCACACGGCTGCCACGTTCAAGGGCAAGCGTCTGCTCTATGCCCACCTGCATGTCCGGCGAGTCCTTGAGCTTCTCATTATAGAATACGAAGCCGCGTTCCCACAGCGGGCTGACAGCCTCGATGCGCTGTATCTTCTCCGGCTTCTTCCGCTTGTCGGGCATGATGGGCAGCTGGTATCCGCGCAGGTTGCCCTCCACGGCGAACTCGTCAAGAATGACATCCTGCATGAAGTTCGCCTCCATAAAGAAGAGTATGGCCGCTTTGTCCCTCGTCCGTTCGTAGAGGTCATAGAGCCACCGCACCATCCCCCCGACCGTGTCCTGCCGTACATAACAATCGATGAGATGCAGCTCCTTGCCTATCTTGCCCCACAGCCGTGAAGCCTTGTAGTCGTTGGCTGTCGTTGATTTGAACGAAGGGTCAGTGTAGCACACCAGCATGTCGTACTTGCCAAGCGAAGGCATGGCCTTGTACCTTATCCAGTCGGCACGGAAGATGGTGCCGTCCACGATTGGGTTGTGCATCATCTCCTTCTCCCACGCCCGGTAGCCCACAAAGTCACGATACTCCTGTGCGTCTTCCTTGGTCCATTTCTCCTTCCATACCGGCTCCCCGTTCTTGTCTACAGCCTGAACCTTTGAGACGAACACGCCCCTTGTCGCTGCAATGTTGGCCAGTACGGAGGTTTTGGATATAAGGTTACCCACCATGAGGAAACGTCCCCGTCCCACGTCGAGCGCGCCGAAGAGCGCCTCCTTCACCCAGTCTGTGAGGTCATGCACGCGCTTCTCGTTACGACAAAGTTCGTCATCGTCAAGGTCATCGATGACAATGTAGTCCGGACGCGCCTCACGCTCACGCAGTCCGCGAGGCGACTGTCCACGGCCAACCGCAAGAAACTTCACGCCAGAGGAGGTCTTGAACTCTCCTGCCGTCCACAGTCCGAGATTCTTCTGCTGCCCGAAGTCAGCGATGATGCGCTGGTTATACTCCAGTTCAGCCTGAATGTCTCCGAGCAGCCGGTTGGCGCTGTCCTGCGATTTGCCAACCACAACCATGAAATTGATGAGCCGCTTGGGACGCAGCATCAACCACAGCGGCATGAAAATGTCAAAGTGCGTGGACTTGGCGTGTCCGCGCGGCCACATGAACACCGCCTTAAGGTTAGGAGTTTCCATGACCTTGCGCGCAGCCTGGTTGTGGAACGGGGCATTGTGTACGGTGCGAACCACCTCTCCCGTTGTCTTGTCACGAAGGGTGAGAAAATGCGGGAAGTAATACTCGCAGAAGGCGGCATAGTTGCTGAGCAGTCTTTCTTTGCGCCTGTCTTTTTGGGCAGGTGTCTCGTTGGCAAGTGCCGTGGTGTCGGTGATCGACTGGATGCGCTTGCAATGCTCCTTCCACTGTTCGAATGCCAGTTTCTTTTCTGCTGCTGTTGTCATGGGGGTAGTTGATGAGTTTTTTAGTTGATGAGTTCATGAGTTAATTCATAATTAAGAATTCATAATTCATACTTTTAGTTGAGAGTTGAGAGTTGTTGAGTCGTTAGTAAAATTATGAATTATGAATTAAAAATTATGAATTATCATTTTATTCCCATCTGTTCGGTGAGATACATATCCTGAAATTTATTGATGGTTTTGATGAGTTCCGGCGTTACAGAAGGGTCGATGGTGGCACGGTACTCCAGCCACTTGGAAAATGCCATGAAGACCTCTATCGCATCCACGACATTTGCCTTCTTGTCGAGCTTCTCGATGACGGAGGACAGTTTGGCGAGCTTGTCTCCCAGCCCTGCTATGAGCGAGGGGTCTTCCGACTCGTTCACTTCTGTAATGAGTTTGTCGATAGTGAGCAACAGCTTGTTGACCAGTTCCGGTCGTGTTACGTTCTTTGCCGCCCTCGCCTCTTTCCACCCATCCGCATTGCACCACTTGGATATGGTAACCCTTGACACCTCTACTTTCTCCGCTATCTCGTTCTGCTCCATTCCTGCAAGGTAGAGAGAGCGTGCAAGGGATTTTTTCTTTTCTGTTTCTGCTCTTGTCATAAATCAGTTTGTTGCTTTACCATGCAAAATTGCCTTATTTTATTGAGGTTTCAAAAAAACGGTGCAGCCGCTTCATAGAAGCGTGCAGTGGTTTCATACTTTTTTGGTAGTCAATGATTTATGACGTAATATTGCAGCGGAAATCGAATATTAAACGCAAATGGGAAAACGTGTAAGAATATCTAATGACAGCCTGAACAGCTACGGGTTCAGAGTGCTGACGAGCGGCATGGACGTGGCGCAGTACAACCGTAACCCTGTACTTCTCTATATGCACGAACGCGGCAACGTGGTAGGTTATGTGAAAGACTTGAAGGTGGAGAACAATGAGGTAACCGGTGAACTGATGTTTGACTGTGCTTCTGAATTGAGCCAACGTTGCAAAAAACAGTTCGAGTTCGGAAGTCTAAGAATGGTGAGCGCCGGTTTGGAAATATTGGAAACAAGCGAGGATGCGAGCATGCTTGTCCAAGGGCAGACACGTCCCACCATCACCAAGAGCAAGCTATTTGAGGTAAGCGTTGCTGATGTCGGTGCCAATGATGATGCCCTCGTGCTTCATAAAGACGGAAAAAGAATAACCCTCGGCAGGGACGGAGATTGCCCGCTGCCGCTTTTGAATAATATTAACAAACAAAAAACAGAAGAAATGGAAAACAAGACCATCGCCCTGAATTTGGGGCTGCCGGAAACGGCAACCGAGGCTGAAATCTCCGCCAAGATTGCCGAGTTGAATGCCGTCAAGGAACAGAACGCGTCTCTGCTTCAGGAAAAAGAGAAGCTCACTTTGGCGAGAATCAACAGCCTTGTCGAGCAAGCCGTCGCCGACAAACGCATTGAGTTAAACAACAAAGACCAGTTTGTGGAGCTGGGCAAGAAGATTGGTGTGGAGGAACTGGAAAAGACGCTCAAGGCGATGCACCCTGCCGTACGCCTGTCCTCCGTCTTGGGACATCAGGGCGGTGCTACTGACAGCAAGCAGGAGATTACGAAACTCAGCCAGGTGCCGGCCAGCCAGCTTGCCACCTTGCGCTCGGAGAATCCTGAAGAATACAAACGCCTGTACAAGGCTGAGTATGGCATTGAGTGCCAGATATAAACAAAACAATTCATACCAAAACTATAAAAAAATGAACAGACTCATGAAAACAGTTCTCGCACTGCTATTCAATGCGATAGTAGGTGCCGTCATTGCTCAAATGCTTGGCTTGCCTGCCATGGTGGGCGCGTTCACCCTCAACTTGGTGGCTGCCATGGTGGGCGCCATGCCAAAAGGCGCACTCCGCGCAGGAGTATTTACAGAGATATGGACCGGCGAGCTGGTGAAAACCCTGCGCAGAGGCCTTGAAGGCTCATGGCTCGACGGCGTGCCAGACCAGAGTGCCATCACCAACAACGACGTCATTCACCTCGTCGACGTAGGGGTCGACCCTGACGTGCTGGTCAACAACACCACCTATCCCATACCACTGCAGGCCTTGGACGACAAAGACATTGCCATCAAACTCGACAAGTTCCAGACAAAAGTCACACCCATCACCGATGACGAACTATATGCCGTCAGCTACAACAAGATGGCACGGGTGAAAGAAAGTCACGGCAACGCCATCAACGATTCTAAATTCGCCAAGGCCGCCCATGCGCTCTGCGCTCAGAAAAACAGCGCCACCACGCCCGTGCTCACCACCACCGGCGAGCGCGACGCTGAAACTGGCCGACTGCGCCTGACGCCTCAAGACCTTGTGGCCATGAAACGTGCGTTGGACAAGCTCAAGGTGCCGGCAGAAAACCGCCGCCTCGTCCTCTGCCCCGACCACGTCAACGACCTGCTGCTCGCCAGCCAGAACTTCCGCGAGCAGTACAACATCGACCGCGGAACCGGTAAGGTAGGCAAGCTCTACGGGTTCGACATCTTCGAGTATGCCAACACGCCGCTCTATACGCAGGCTGGCGTCAAGAAAGCGCTTGGCGCAAACGCTGAGAAGGGAGAGTTCCAGTGTTCCTTCGCCTTCTACACGCCACGCGTGTTCAAGGCCACAGGGTCCACAAAGATGTATTACAGCGAGGCTTCCACCGACCCCGAATACCAGCGTAACAAGATCAACTTCCGCCATTATTTCATCTGCATGCCTAAAAAGACTGATGCGGGCGTGGTAATGGCAAGTGGCTATAAAGAAAACGCATGATGAGCAAGCCGATGAAATATCTCGTCATCCATTGCACCGCCACGCCAGAGGGGCGCGAGGTGTCTGCGGCTGAGATACGCCGATGGCACACCGCGCCACCCCCGGCAGGCAGGGGGTGGAGACACGTGGGCTACACAGACCTCATTCATCTTGACGGCACCATCGAGCGGCTGGCGCCCAACAACGAAGACGACCGTGTCGACAACTGGGAGATTACCAATGGTGCGGCAGGGTACAACAGCGTGAGCCGGCACATCGTGTATGTGGGCGGATGCGACAGCCACATGCACCCTAAAGACACCCGCACGCCGGCACAGTGCGAGGCGCTCAAGCGATACGTCCTCGAGTTCCACAGCCGGTTCCCGCAGATACGCATCGTAGGACACCACGACCTCAACCCCGCCAAGCAATGCCCCTCGTTCAACGTGGGCCAGTGGATGGCCGAGATAGGCATACGGCAAACGTTCAATCAGCATTCATAACACAGAGCAATGGGAGACACGATATTTCAAATCCTGCAATGGGCAATCCCATCGGGCGGTATCGGAGCCGCCATTGCCTGGATCGCCAACCGACGCCTCAGAACCGTCGAGGAGAAAAAAAAGATAGAGGATACCTACAAGCAGATGTACGACATGGTGAGCCGTGAGCTCATCAGTCTGCAGCAGCAAAACGAAACCAACTATGACAAAATTGAGAATCTTCGCACCGATGGCGACAAGATGCGACGGGCGCTCAACCGACTCTCACGGGCCATCGAGGCTATTCAGATATGCCCTCATCGCACTACTTGCCCTGTCAGCGTGGAGCTGTCGCTCGACCAAGACAGTGACACGCCAAAGCCTGCACGAGGAAAGCATGAGCCTGCAAAGGGACAGCCTCACGGCGACGGTCACCCAAACATGGCAGAAGCCGGTGAGGGTGCCCATGGCAACAGCCTGTCTCAAGCTGACACTCGACAGCATCAGGCAGCTGCCACCGGGAGCGGCGTACACGGCAAGGGAAAAACAGGCGGCCGTCAAGCTCCAAAGAAAACCGGCAACGGCGAATGAGCCTGAGCAAATCATCATTGAGGCACAATGCGACTCACTGCTACTGGTAGCCGCAAGTTACTCAAAGAACATCATCACGCTCAAACGGCAACTCAATGAGGCGAACAGGTTGAACAGCGAGTTGAAGGAAACGGCAAAGGAGCGTGCTTCGCCCAGTCTTAAAATTATATGCTTCGCCTTTATCGCCGGGGTGGCGGCCGGCATAGTAATAAAAACAATCAAAATATAAAAAAATGACAGAACACAAAGTAGTGGATGGAACTGACCTAATCCTCTCTGTAGGAGGCAGTGCCCTTGGCTTCTCTACCGGCTGCAAGATCACAACAACTACCGAGACCGGTGAGCGCGTGACAAAGGAAGCCAGTTCAGGGAAATGGAAGGAGAAATACGTAAAGAGTTTCTCGGAAAGTATTTCTGCCGATGGTTTCGTAATTGCTGATGGTTACAACACCTATGCAGAACTTAAAAAACTACAGCTCAAGGGCGAACCTGTGGATGCAAGTTACGGCGGAAGGGACAATGTAGGCCCGAGCGGCAGTGGCAAGTATATCATTACGTCTCTTGAACTCGATGCTCAAGCTGGAGACGACTCGAAGTATTCGATTCAACTGGAAAATACAGGCAAGGTGGGTGACACAACCAAACCTGGAACTGTAGGTGGATAATCAAAAATGGAAATCATGGACAACAAGAAACTCAACAAACTGAGAATTGCAGGAAAGGAATATCCCTGTCGTGTAACCATGGGAGCAATGGTGCGTTTCAAAAATGAAGCTGGCAAGGACGTGAGTGAGCTCAAACAGACCGATATATCGGAGCTGGTACTCTTTATCTTTTGCTGCGTCAAGAGTGCATGCCATGCGGATAAAGTTGATTTTGACATGGATTTCGAGATGTTTGCCGACTCACTGGAGCCGGACAGTGTCAATTCCTTTTACGAGGATATGGCTGCCTCGCAAAAAAAAACGGAGAATCTCGTGCGGGGCAAGTAAGCATTGACGAATTGCTTGGAATAGCCTTGGGGTGCATCGGGATGAGCAGGGATGACTTTGAACGGTGTACCCCTTTCGAGTTCTATGAAGCATGGAGTCGATGGGGGCAACAGCATAGGGATAAGGAGCGTGCCGATTGGGAACGGACAAGGATGATGGGTATGTTTTTTATTCAGCCGTATGTGAAAGGAAAATTGACGGCTCATGACGTTCTCCCATTTCCATGGGACGAGGATGAGAATCTAACCAAGAAAGAAAAGATCAGTAAAGAAGAATTCATCAAGCGTTTTGAGGAAGCTAAACAACGCAATGGATTAAAGTAGCACTAACAAATGGCAAAGGCAGTAGAATTTCAAATCAAGATAAAAAGTGTCGATGGTAACGTTTTGAAAAACCTTACCGTAGAAGCCACAGGACTTGACGAGGCCTTGGAAAAGGTAGGGGATACGGCACGCAATACAGGCTCACAGCTGAAAGAAATAGCAGCGAGGAGCATGATATTCGAAGGTGCGATGCGATCAATCGAAACTCTCCGTGATATGGTTGGAGGACTCGCCGCTCCATTCAACAGTTTTGAAACTGCCATGCGGAGTGCCAACACAATGGCAGGCAAGAGCGGAGAGGAATTCGACGCGCTTTCTGATAAGATTGTCGGCTTGAGCAAGAAAATACCATTGGCTCGTGAGGAACTTGCCAACGGATTATACCAAACAATATCCAACGGTGTTCCAGAGGACAACTGGATAGAATTCTTAGATCAATCAAGCAAGGCTGCTGTCGGCGGACTTGCCGATTTGGGACAGACCGTAACGGTAACATCAACCCTCATCAAAAACTATGGGTTGAATTGGGATAAAGCCGGGGCTATACAGGACAAAATACAGATGACCGCCAAAAACGGTGTTACGAGTTTTGAGCAGCTTGGTCAGGCATTGCCCCGTGTCAGCGGAAGTGCCTCTCAATTGGGTGTGGAAATGGATGAGCTTATGGCAGTCTTCGCCACTACCACCGGTGTTACCGGTAATACGGCAGAAGTTTCTACCCAGTTGGCGGCTGTTCTGAATGCGCTTATCAAACCGTCTGCGGAAGCGACACAGGCAGCGGAGGCTATGGGCATAGGCTTCAATGCTGCAAGCGTACAGGCTGCAGGAGGGCTTGAGAACTTCCTATTGGGGTTGGATGCAAGCATTCAGAAATATTCAGCCAAGACCGGACAGCTCAGTGAAACTATCTATGGACAGCTGTTCGGCAGCGCGGAGGCATTGCGTCTGCTCGGTTCCTTGACTGGGGAGCAGAAAGACAAATTCTCGGAGAATATTGGAGCAATGGCTGATTCTGCCGGTACGATTGATGAAGCCTTCAATGAGATGGCAAGCACGGGAGACAGTGTCGGACAAATGCTTAAGAATCAAGTGCAGTCCATGCTTGACTGGGCGGGTTCCTTGGCAAGTACCTCTGCCCCCTATATGGAAATGATAGCCAACACGGGACTGGCGTTAATGAGTATGGCACAACTGAAAGGCGGTTTGGTGGCCGTTGTGTCTGGATTGAGGGCTGTCAAGATTGCCACTCTCGCACAGGCTGCAGCCTCAAAGATTGCCGTGCTTGCTTCCAATGCTTGGAAGATAGCACAGATAGCACTGAATTTCGTGCTGAGTGCCAATCCCATTGGCATAGTCATTATGGCGATAGCCGGACTGGTAGCCATATTGGTGGCAGCCTATAACAACAGTGAGACCTTCCGCAACATCTGCGACCAAGTGTGGGCTGTGGTAAAAGACTTGGCTTCCGCTGTATGGGACTTCCTTGTGAAAGCCTTTGAAAAGGCAAGTGCTGTCATCAAGGAGGCTTGGGAATGGGTAAAGAAGTTCTTTGGCATAGATGACAACGGTCCTGCAAAACAGACAGGAGGAATAGAAAAGCAGACCAAGGCACTGAAAGAGAACACGAAGGCAAAGACCGAGAATGCACAGGCGGCACTCAAAGGGAACAAGAAGTTCAATTCTCCTGTCAGCAACAGCGACAAAAAAGACAAAGATAAAAAGAGGAACAAGAAAGAAACCGACCTGTATGACGGAAAGAAACTCATAGCCAACGCCACGAGTTACAAGGAGCTTGGCAACAACATCCAGTATTATCAGAACAAACTCGAAACGACCAAGGGCTCCGAGACCAAGACTATCGCACTCTATGCCCAGAAAATAGCCCTGCTCCAAAAGCAGCAGGAAACCATCAGCCGTATTCAGGATATGGCTGCACGCCCTACGGAGTTGAAATCCCTTGAAGACATCAACAATGAGATAGCCTACCAGCAGGCACTCCGGGAGCGTGCCACGAAATCAGACCTTGCCGGGATAGACAAGGAAATACAGCGTTTGAACGACCTTAAAACGGCATTTGAACGCAGTGCGCACATAGATGTAGGCATTGACAAGATAAAGACATACAAACAGCTGGAGGAAGAGATACTGTTCTACTCAGACTTGCTGAAGACCGCCACGGAAGAGGAACGTATCGAAATACAGAAGCAAATCAATGCTTTGAATGACCTGCGCAAAAAGTGGGACGATACACTGGACGAGCTGAAAAAGCCTGAAGATATTTCAAGGCTGGATAGCATAGAGGAGCTGGATACAGCTATCAGCTACTACCAGTCCAAACAGAAAAAGGCAAGTGCCTCGGAAATATCCGAGATAGAGCGTACCATTATGGCACTGGAGAAAAAGCATGATGCCATGAAACAGCTGACACGTATCCCTGAACTGCAGGACGAGGTGGGCAAGCTCAATGGTATGAACGGCAGGGAACTTACGCTGGAACTTCAGGTAATGGGCTTGGATGGCGTGAAGAAGCGTATCAAGGAGCTGCAGGATATGCTCTCTGATGCGAAGAACCCAATGGACGAAAGTCAGCGTGCTGAAGTGAACAAACTTGTTGAGAGTTATGAGAACTACCAGAAAATACTTAAAAAGAGTAATGTTACGGTAGAGAATTCGTGGAGTTCTCTCAAAGGCATAGGTGGCGGTATCTCTTCACTGACAGATGCTCTTGAGGGCAATCGAGGAGCTTGGGAAACCATTGTCAGTGTAGTGGACGCAGCTATACAGATTTATCAGGGGGTAAACAGTATTATAGCAATCATCAAAGCGCTGATAGCGGCAACGGAAACTTCCAATGCCGTCGTGGCGGCCAGTGGCGTTGCGACAGCTACCGCCACGGCAACCAAAGTTGCTGCTGCCCCTGAAGAGATTGCCGCTGCGACGGCATCCACGATTGCAGTCAAGACTCAAGCTATGGCATACCGGGAACTTGCAGCTTCCAAGTTCATGGCAGCGCATGCGGGCATTCCTTTCGCAGGTGCGGGTATCGCTGCCGGCTTTATCGCCACGATGCAAGGATTAGTGGCCTCAGTTGCCGTCACGCCGTTTGCTAATGGAGGTCTGGTGTACGGACCGACCCTCGCCCTTATGGGAGAGTATGGTGGTGCAAGATCTAATCCAGAAGTAATAGCACCGCTCGACAAACTGAAATCCCTGATAGGCGACAACGGCAGTGGTTTCAGCGGTAAGCTGGAGGCAAGGCTCAGAGGGCGGGACATCGTGCTGGCACTGGCAAACGAGACGCGCATCAGCAGGAAGAAAACAAACATTAGATTATAACAAACCTACATGTACATACACGGACATTTCTACAACCAGCTCAACGAGCGCATAGAGGTGCACATCCTCACGAAAGGCAGCCATACGCCAAACATGGAGATAGGGGCGAAGGATAGCGGCATCAGCTGGACCGACGACCCCGTGGACATCACGAACGAGGTCAGCGACACCTTCGACGTGCTGCTCTGTCAACAGGCGAGCGTGAGGCTGCTCACAAAAAATTTCGTGCCCGACTTCTTCTGCGCGTCATGCCGGGACGTGGTGGTCAACATCTATCGGGAGGGTGAATGCCTCTTCGCCGGATTCGTGGAGCCACAGACTTACTCGCAGGGATATAATGAGGAACAAGACGAGATTGAGCTGAGCTGCATCGACGTACTCACGGCGATGCGATACGCCAAATACAGGGGCGTGGGAACGCTTGGGGTGTCATACGCCGCCGTCAAGGCAACTGCTAACCAGCGCACTATGGCAGACATCATCATGGAAACGCTGAAAGACATGACCAAAGGGGTCGATGTCAAGGGAAAGGGAAATGTGACATTGTTATACGACGGAAGCCGGGCTGTCGACAGCCTCGAACAGAACAAATATCAGTTACTCAGCCAGCTGGCCGTCAATGAGCTGCTCTTTCTTGGAGACGACGAGGATGAGGTGTGGCAGCAGGACGAGGTGCTCGGGGAAACGCTCAAATACCTCAACCTACACATCAGGCAAGAGGGATTCACATTCTACATCTTCGCATGGGAAAGCGTCAAGAGCCAGCAGCCCATCAGGTGGCGTGACCTCGTCAGCGCACAAGAGTCGGTCACCACAAGGCAACGCGTGGACATCAGCAACAGCAACGTCGTCGGACAGGACACCACCATCAGCGTAGGCGAGGTGTACAACCAGCTGCTGCTCACCTGCAAGACCGAGAGCGTGGAGAATGTCATCGAGAGCCCATTTGACAACGACACACTCGGGAGCCCCTACAACGCCAAGCAAAAATACATGACCGAGTACAGCTGCGATGGCGAGGGCGAAACCTCCCTCAAGGCTTTTGACGCCATCACGCATGGCAGAACCACCGATTACGGCGGGGCCACCATCACACATTGGTTCGTCAGGGTCATGGAGAACCAGCAGTGGAGGTTCCCGGTCAACGGTATCGGAAACATCATGCACCTGTTCGATCAAGGTGGGCGCTACCAGCAGGCGTTGCCCAACGAATTGATACATTACGACGCAGCGGCCATCATCGCTTTTGGAAAGGTAGAACAGCCATGTGCGGTGAAAGACAACGCGCCCATCGCAAAAGTGCAAATGACCAACTATCTCGTCGTGAGTGTCAACGGAAACGGTATTGACAACAACCCGGCGGAAGTGTATCCAAACGAGCGAAGTCTTAAGGAATCCATTCCAAGGGCAGTATACGAGGGGAGCGCCTCCGGGGGGGTGTTCTCACCAAGCGATGACAAAACTACCAACTACATCGTCATCAGCGGAAACGTCATCCTCAACCCCATCACCCCGCTCACCGACAATTTCAGGGCCATCAACGACTACCAACCCAGCTTTCCTTATGCAGGAAGGGGAATCTGGAGGTGGTGGCACCACACGGTTCCGGCAAAAAACAACAGGAACAAGTATTACACCCAACAGTGGTGGAAAGCTGGCACACCAGCCGAAGAGCCGGTATGGGACAAGGATACCACACATGGGCTGGTGCCGTTCACGGGGTCGGCGCCAGAGCAAATCGAGTTCAACTACAGTGCCATTGGAGACGGAACAGACAGAATTTCAAAAGTGGCAGTGCTGGCTTGTATGCTCATCATCGGAGACAAATGCGTGGTTGAGGAGGGAGACGGGGGAAGCCCCGGTAACTTCAAATGGGAAAAATACTTCCCCAGGGAAAAATGCGCAAGCGATGATGTGTATTATCAGCAGAGCTTCACCATTGGCTTCAATCCAAAAATAGGTGACAAGCTCATCGGAAGAAAATTTGACATACAGAACAACATCAGCTACAAAATGGGAATAGACGTCGAGGGTACGGCCATTCCCATCACAAGGGGCGACAAGGTGAGCGGGCAGGTCAAGTTCATAATCCTCGGACCGGTAAACGCCACGTGGGAGAACATCACAAGGAGGCATCCCACCTTCTTCAGGCATACCAAGTGGACCAGCAACACCATTTCACTACTGGCGAACGTCAGCAGCATCCTCATCGAGGATTTCCAGGTGAAGGTGTACAGTGACAATGGGATGATCGAAAGACCGGGTGACAGCGACATCGTCTACATGAGCGACGACAAGCAGCAGTTCGTCAACAGGAAGGATGACATCGAGTTCAAAATCAACTCGGCACTCACAGCCGAAGAGTGCAGGCAGCTGGGCGTGGCGCAGGGGATATGCATGAGCACGCCGCTCAACTTGCTCACTGGTGACGGGGTGCTCAAGATCTACGACCACACAACGAGGAGACTGGCAAAGCCGGAGCAGCTGTATGTTGACAGCTATTACAACGAGTACCACCAGCCGAGAATTCTCATGACGCAAAAACTCACCGACAAGAAGGCGCAACGCGTCAGCACGTTCAACCACTACAGGCATCCGGCACTGGGAAAGTATTTCTTTGTGCAGGGCATCACGAGGAACCTTGAATCGGGGGAGGCTGAAATGGCACTAAAGGAGATGGAAACATGATAGACGTAAAGATCATCAAAAAACAGAAAAACAAGGCTACAACGCCAACGCTCAGGACACCGGGAGCAGCCTATGGAGACAAGTCCGTCAAGGAGGCTGTGCACGCCAGTAAAGCCGATATGGCGAAAATGGCGGAAAAGGCCATCATCGCCGAACAGGCAGAGCATGCCAAGAAGGCGGACGAAGCAACAAGGGCAGATGAGGCAGAGCATGCCAAGTCGGCCGATGAAGCAAACCACGCCAAGACAGCTGATGAAGTGAATTTAGAGTCAAAGACGCTGTCGCACTTCCTACGAAACGACATACCCAACACAGCAGCAGAGGTCGTCACCTTCCTAAAGGGCGTCATCGCAAAGGCGGTGAGTTATTTTAAGGGAATTGTCAATGATGGCGACATCACCAACACGGGCACAATCACTACGAAAAATCTCAATGTGACGGGTAAGGCGACGTTCTTTGAGTTGATGATACAAATAACGAAAGCAGCAGGCGGAATGACTGTTTATTCACCAGGCGCTTTCCATATTGATGACGTAGAAGACAAAGGTAATTATTTTGCGTGCTTTCAACGAGCCGAGAAAGATGGTGTGAAGTTAAGGCAGATGTGTGATGTTGACGACCAGTTGATGTGCGCGAGATTTAACGTAGATGGAAACGGTAACAAATTCTACTGGATGCGTGTTTCATACATTTCGTCAAATACTGTACAGCATGTTGTTGACGGTAAATTAGTAGACTGTTTAGAGGTAAGACTTGACAAATCAGTAAAGTCGGATAATTGTCAAGGTGTGCCTGAGATTGGCGATGCGTTAGCAGTTTTTGGAAACAGAACAAAAGAAGACAGGCAAAGTGTTATCGTTATTAGTGCTTATAATAGTTTTGATATTGATTTACATGCGCCATATATCGCACAGTATGAACATGTGAACGACTTTAACTTGGAAAGCAAGAAGACTACTTGGTTGTCTAAAGGTGATAACAATGTGACAGGCTCATTCACGGTGGTGAGCGGTGGAAAACATGTGTCGCTTGATGATTTTGTTACAAAAATATCGCAAGCGACATTCAAAGTTGAAGCTGACAAAATTGCAGCAAGGATAGATGGAGTTGAGGAAACACAAACTGAAACTATAACGAAGTATTCGGAATTACAAGAAAAATTAGACTCTATTTCAACAACCGTAGCACGAAAAAGCGACCTTGAGGATGTACGCACGGAAATAAAACAAACAGCTGACAGTATTAACCTGACGGTGAATAACGGCACTCGCCCAAACTTGTTGTGGGGCAGCGACCTCAATCTTGACGGCGTGGACACCACCAGCAAGGCTGCCATACAGAAGCATTTGGGCGTGGGGATAGCAGCTACAAAGATAGATAGCAAAGAGTGGTTCGAGTACATCAAAGGCGGTGGCGTTAGTGGCGCGGATGCCCTGAAGTTCAAGGCAATGAAAGATACGGCAGAGTTTACTGGTTTGTTTTGGGAAATTAATGCTGGCGCAGTTCGTAACCTACAACTGAAGCCCAATACATTATATACGCTTTCTGCTTGGGTAAGGACAGAATTTGACAAAAATGCGCAAGGTTATGGCAATTTTGTTTTTGAAGCTTTTAAAAAAGAGAAAGAAGATTCAGCACAAAGGGCTGGTCGTTTAAGTTTTAAGAATGCATCCTCATGGTTTGAGCCTATCAATGAGTGGACGAGAGTGTCAACTACCTTTACAACGGAAGAACTACTGTATGGTAGTGTAGCGATGTGGGTGAATGGAACCAAGCCTGCGACATTGTACATCTGCCGCCCGAAGTTAGAGGAGGGCGACACAGCAACGCCATGGTGCGCGTACGACGGCACGACCGAAGCTCTTGAGCAAATAACCAGCATCTTCATCAAAGATAATAAGATACAGCTCAATGCACGCAACACGGAAGTGAGCGGTGACCTTAGTGTAGGCAGCTTAAAAACAATGCCAAAAGTAACTGGCGACCCCTTCATCGAGGCGCACGACGGTGAGTTTAATATCTTTACATTTGAGCGAAAGAAAGGTATTGAGCTGTCTGTTGACGATAGTGGTATGCCGCATCTTATTTTTTATGATAAAGACGGCAACCCCGCTTACGACCTTGGGTGGACTGGCATGAAACAGCTAACAGATGCTGTCGTTCAAGAATACTGGTCAGTGGATTTCCTCATGAAGGAAGAAATTTATACGGACGCAAAGGCTGTGAGCAATATCACGAGAGATAAATGCAAAGAATATTACACTTACCACGCTGCCTACAACAGAAAGACTGGCACTTATGGTAGTAACGGTGAGTACAACAATGTGACGTTCGTGGAAAAGAGTTTCAGAAATCAGCGCATCGCAGACGGGTGGTATTATCCTGTGAATAACGGTTCGATGGCGAGAATTGCCGACGAAAGTGCCTACATATATGGCACACGCAAGTTCCAATACAGCAACGGAAAGATGATTGGTTATAAGGACGTGTACCTCAAGAAAGACCCAACAACTGGAACTTGGTCATTTACAGATTACAGAAGAGCTGGAGGTAGTACAGGTGGAAGAAGTAGAGGGTCAGATAGTTCTGCCCCAAGTCAACCTTAAAATGGAAGAGATATGGAGACAATCAAATCAGTTTCTGACAAACGCATTATCGTGCCAGGCACGGTGAACGGCAGAGAGTATTACTTCTTGGTAGACACTGGCGCCTCGATAGCACTCATTAGCGAAAAGGTGCGTGGGCTGGACATTGGCAAGCGGTTCAGTGGCAGTATAGAGGGTGCTGGAGGTAGCGTCAGAGCAAGAATTTGCAACACGTTCGTGAAGATAGGCGGTAAGGATTTCTCGCAATTCCTCGCTACCAACTTGGATAACCTTATTGCGTCGATTGCGGAAGAGACGAATGTAGAGATTGCTGGTATCATCGCACTGCCACAGATGAAATTCTACGGTGTGGAGATTGACACGGAAACGTTTACTTTGAACTTTCAACATTGAACTTTGAACTTTGAACTTTCAACTGGTGAACTTGTCAACTCGTCAACTAAAGAACTAAAAAACTAAAGAACTCAAAAACTCATAAACTCAAGAATATGAACAACGAAATGTGTGGATGCAACGGAACGTGCGGAACAGAGGAAAAAACCTCCTCCGCAAAAGGAATAATAAGAATAAACTACAAAGAGGACTTCGAGCTGGTGGTTGAACTGTTGGCAGGAGATAAGCCGTATCAATTAGGCGATGAAGATTTCAGGATAGACTTCATTGTCATGGCGAGCCGATACACAGTAGGTCGCACTGGTGGTGTGTGCGAGCGATGCTCGGTGGACGGCAACAAGGTGCGCTGCTTCATGGATAGTCATGGCTTGCCACCTGGAGAGCTGCGTGCGGAAGTCAAGGTAAACACGCCCGACCCCAACTATGCCGATGGCAAAAGGCTGAACGTGGCGATTGCAGAGGGTACGGTAGTGTTGGTGAAAGACAACACTCGCTTTGATGGGGCTGTAATAAAAGCCAACATCCCTGTGGCGCTGATTGATGCCTACCAGTTGGCTAAGGCACACGGCTATAAGGGCACGATTGATGAATATTACGCTACATTCACGGAGATTGGTCATCTGAAAGAGAACATCAAGGGCACGCTTGATGAAATGACGAAAGCCGAGCGACTGCGGGCTACTGCTGAAATGGAACGGGCCAAAGCAGAAACAGAACGACAACGGAAACAAGACAGCTTGAACACTGCCGAGAGTGAGCGAGTGAAGAATGAGCAGCAAAGAAACAACACGGAAACGGAAAGAGTTACAGCTGAAAAGCAACGGAAAAAAGCGGAACAGGCACGGAAGACAGCCGAAACGGAAAGAGCGAGTGCCGAAAATACAAGAAACAATGAAGAGGGGAGACGAGTAACGGCAGAGAAAGAAAGAAGTACAACATTCTCTTCCATGCAGGAGAATTTCAACTCAAAGATAAAAGAAGCCAATGCTGCCACGTCAGACCTCAAGAGCATCAAGGATGCCGCCGTTTCCGCTACAAACGGTGCCACCACGGCGACCACACAAGCCAACGAAGCTGCAAAGCAGGCACGAGAAGCCGCCGAGAACGTCAAGGATGGCGAAAGCGGCATACCACGTCAGGCTCTTCACGGAACAGGAGAAACTACATTCTCACTCAGACCGAATATCATGGAGTTGTGGGGAGTTGTACCAGAGCTGAACTTATCTCTCGCTTCTGCCATAGACGCGGAATTTGTGACGGAGTATTTGTTTGAGTTCACCTGCCCAGCCGACAAAGGGACATCACTTAACTTACCCGCAGAATTGAAGTGGTATAATGAGTATGTGGTTGTTCCTGAAGCTGGCAAGACGTATCAAGCGAGCATTGTTAATCATGTAATTATCATGGGTAGAGCGTAGGAGGAAAAATATGAGTATCATAAGAAGAAGATTAATGCAACTTAAGGTTAACCTACCTTATGGATATGAACTTTTAAATTACATTGAAAATGTATCTACGGCTTATATAGACACTGATTATGTCCCAACAAATAATATTAAAATAAAAGCAAAATTTAGGTTAGCTAACATACCAGGAGATAATATACTTTTTTGGGGTGGGAATAGGATATCTTTGAATATGTATAGTGGACGATTATATTATATGTTTGGGTCAAATGTTAGTCAAACGGACTATAATAGAGGAACTCCTATACAACGGAACAAGGATTATGAGGTTTTAGTTGATAAAGGAACATTGACTTTCGACGGCCAAGAGTACTTACCAAATAACACAATTAAAGAATCGACAGACAATCTTATATTATATCATAAAAGATCGTTAGGTGCAAAAGCAAGGTATTATTACTTCCAGATATGGGATAACGATATACTATTTCGGGACTTTATACCCGTCAGGAGGGTTTCAGATTTGGAGATAGGTCTTTTTGACAGGGTAGAAAATAAATTTTATATAAGTCCAAATGGAGAGAAATTTATAGGAGGCTAAAATATGAACTCAAACATGAAATATAGAACGATTACCGCAGTCACTCTAATATTGTTAACAACCGTTAAAATATGGGGGGGGTACGATATGAGTGAGCTAAGAAGACGCCTCATGGCACAGAATTGGGAAAACACTCCGATACATTTTGACAATCAGAATTTGAAGAGATTCTGTGTGGAGAATTTTGGAGGCGAAAATGGTATTACAGATAAGAAGTACGGACTCACGGGTGTGAGGGGATGCGCTGGAGAATTTACATTCAAACAAGCCGCAGCGGTGACAAATACGGAAGATTATGTTAATCTTCACTCAAGTTTAAAGCTGGACGTTATTGACTTAAGCCTGTTTGTTAATGTAAAGCAACTCGATGGGTCATTAAGGGATAAATATCAAATCCAACGGTTTGTATGCCCTCCGAACTTGGAGAGGCTTGGAGGATGGTCTTATTTCCTATATCAACACAAATGCCATGTTGTTATACCCAAGTCGGTGATAGATATACCCAATACAACCATCGGCACACTCAAAGAACCTATTTTGCAAGAGGGTAATCCTATATACACACAGACAGAGGAAGGGTATATTATGGGCAAAGGAAGGTTCATGTATATGCCATACAAGTTAAATGCGTATGTCGTTATTCCACGTGGAATTAAAGTATTGGACTCATTTGTGCTGAAACCAAATATAGATACATTAGTCATACCGCCTACTACGGAGAATTTATTTGTCCAAAATTGGCAACACCAAATTACACTGGGTTACAGTGACCCCTCTTCAAGTAGATACCCTCGCACGTTAGTCATTTTCAACAAGTCGCTATCGCTTGAAAAAGGGGGATGGGGCTTAACTAAAGTTTTAGACATCTACGTTCCTGACGAGCTTGTTCAATGGTATAAGGATTCTATAACTACATATACCGTAGTGAGAGATAAGATACATCCTATCAGTGAGTATCCAAAGCTTGACTATTTGAAGACAAAAATCAATATAGAGGAATATGGAAGACTGGATTAAACAAAATAAAATGACATGCAATACAGTAAGATAATCAACGATCAGAGAGTGATATTCAGTGGCGTACTCGTTGTTGGCGACCGCCAAGTTATTAACCCCACACACGACCAACTCATCGCAGCGGGATGGGAGGAGTACACACCCAGCGCAAAAAAGCCCACCGATATTGACATGGCTAAGGCGGCAAAGATAGCCGAGATTGAGGCTTACTCTGACAGCGATGCGGTGAACAGCCTTACCTTTAATGGTATCAAGACATGGCTTACGCGTACTGTGCGTGACGGTTACGACACGAGCATTACGGCTGCAAAAAATCTTGGAGAGCCTACTGTCACATTTATGGTAGGTGACAAAGAGATGCAGCTGCCTGTTGA